AAATTAAGATATTTTACGGTGAATAAGTCACCTATCCGCAAGCTTTTACGCTGAATGTAATCGAATTAATTCAAGAAAAATACAACTCATTAGATAATTTTTTTAAGGTGATGCAGCCTAAAAATGGTGAGCCCAAGATTAAAGACATTATCTGGATTTTACAAGAAGTCATCAACGAAGGAATAGACATTGAGAATGAAAATAAGAATGAAAATAGACCGTTTTTAAATCATAAGCAGGTTGCAAGATTGATCACAAATACCGAACAAGCGAAGATGATGATCTCTAACATCGTTTCTGATTCTACAAAAACAGGTGAAGAAGACCCAAACGAGATGACCAAGTAGAATCTGATGGGAAAATAGATTTTGCTTGGTATTTATTTATCGGGATGAAAAAGTATGGTTACTCTGAAAAAGAAGTGGGACATATGACATTGAAGAAGTGGTCAATGTTGTGGAAAGCTTATGCGCGTAATTTTGATAATGAATTATATCTTACTTCTGCAAAGAAAACCTATGAAGAAATAACAAAACCTAAAGACATAGACGATATTATCCCATTTTAGGGAGGTGAAAATTAATGGCAAAAAGTATAGGCACTAACATTTCGCTTGACGGTGAAAAGGAATTTAGGAATGCGATTAAAAACATAAAAACCGATATGACCGTTCTTGGTTCTGAAATGAAGAAAGTGTCCTCAGAGTTTATAGACAATAAAAATTCTGTGGAAGCATTGACCGCAAAAGGGAAGGTCCTGGACAAGCAACTTGAATCCCAGACCGATAAGGTCAACACACTGAAAAAGGCGATGTCATCCAGTGCTGATCAATACGGTGAAAATGACAAAAAGACCAAGGAATGGCAAATACAGTTAAATAATGCTGAAACGGATCTAAACAAATTGAACAGCGAAATCGGGCAAAATAAAGACGCCATGCAAAACGCAATCAATCCCACGGATGATCTCGGAAAAGAGATTAAACAGGTTGGAGATAACGCAGATAAGGCCGGTGGACACGCTCTAAATATGGGCGATATCATCAAGGCGAATCTCACAAGTGCTGCAATCATCGGTGGAGTAAAGACGCTAGCAAGCGCTTTCGCAGAGCTTGGTAAAAAAGCGTATGCGGCGGTTTCAGATGTCGTTGATAGTGCATCAGAGATATCGGATAACTCCAAGAAGGTTGGAATGTCAGCTGAAGAATATCAGAAGTGGACATATGCTGCAAAGTTATCAGGAATTGAACAAGAGAAATTGACAGCAATGATGATTAAGCAACAGACGGCCTTTGCGAATGCGACAGATGGCTCAAAGGGCGTTACCCTGACACTGGAAGAACAAGAACTGGCGGCTATAGAGTTAGAAAAGGCACAAAATACTTTAAACGAAGCAATCAAAAAGCACGGCAAGAACAGCCTCGAAGCCAGAGAAGCTGGAATTAAACTTGAGCAGCTTCAGAAGAAATCCACAGAAACGTCCAATGCACAATCAGAGGCTTACGAGAAACTGGGCATTGATATAAAGAACTTAAGTTCTGCAGAAGCCTTCGACCAGGTGCTGTTAAAACTTGCGGGCATAACTGATGAAACAGAAAGAAACAGTATAGCAAACGACATATTCGGAAAAACCTATGCTGACTTAGGTCCATTACTCGCAGAGGGTGCCGACGGAATGGAAGCCTTGAAAAAAGAGGCATCAGATCTCGGCGGCGTAATGTCAGATGAAACCGTTGAAGCCGGCGACAAGCTGGGTGACAGCATGGACAAAGTACAAACAATGCTAGGTGGCGTAACGGTATCAATTGTTGAAGAACTGATGCCTGAGTTTCAAAAAATGGCGGATTGGATTGTTGACAACAAGGATGAAATCAAAGAACTGGCGACAGACACATTTCAGAAGATATCCGATGCCATCGGGTGGATTTCTGAAAATGGTGACACGTTGGTGATAGTGCTGGAGGGGTTACTAACAGGTTTTGTTGCATTGAAAGTCATCGAGGGTATAACTGTACTTGTGGGCGCATTTAACACCGTCATGTTATTAAATCCAATAGTTGCAGTAACCACTGCATTGGTATTGTTAGCTATAGGAATTGTGGCGATAATAAAGAATTGGGATGATGTAACGGCAGCAATAAAAAAGCTTGGGATTGGCTGACAAAGTGGAACAAAACGGATGTTAAGACAAAAGCGATAGCGGCATCAACGCCATCTTCAAAGACTGGTGGCAACGGCGGATTTAATAAGGGTTCGTCCAGCGGAGGCGGCGGCAACGGCAAGGGTGGTTTCTTTGCAGTAGGCTCCAGATACCTTCCACGCGACATGATGGCCATGATCCACGAAGGTGAAATGATCGTACCTAAGAGCGAGAATCCATATGCCAATAGTGGTGGAAGAATAATGCCGTCGGGTGGAGTGACTATCAACAATCCTCAATTTATCATCAACAATGACATGGATATCGAACGAGTCGCAAACGAATTGGCTTATTTGACACAAAGAAAACTAGGAGGTGGAGGTCTTGCTTGAAATCGAAGTTGAATTTAATGGAATTAAGAACACATATTTAGATCTCCACTGCATATCTTGCGGACGAAGGCAAAGAGCAGAAGAACAAATAGTAGAATATAACATCCCCGATCGAGATGATGAACCCACAGAACACACAGGGAAATACAAGCCATACCTAAGACCGATGAAATTTGCCTGGAAGGATAAGGCTAGAACAGCAGAAATTAATAAATGGCTTGTGGGTTATGGAGAATTAAGGACTTCAAAGGATCCGGACGGATATTTTAAAGCTAATGTTGTGTCCGGGTATGATGTAGAAAAATTCTCCAGACGATATGACGAGTTTCAGGTTCAATTCAAAATCAATCCCGGCTTTTTCTACATGGATGCCGGCGATACCCCGGTTGTAATGACCGCACCTGGAACCATCGTAAATATGGGAACAATCTATTCAGAACCACTAATTAGAATCGTGGGCACTGGAAACATAACCCTGACAATTAATGGCAGAGTGATGACCTTTACCGGCATTGTAACATTTGTGGATATTAACCCGGATGTCATACCACCTATATATAAAAACAATGAGAACCAAGGTTACAAGATGGTTGGTGATTTACCAATATTCGATGTGGGACCTAACATAATTACTTGGACGGGGTCCGTAACAGAAATTGATATTTTGCCGAGATGGAGGGAGCTATAAAATGATTAGATTATTTGCGAGCACAGAATCAGATTTTACACATAATCAGTACATTTTGAAAAATACTCTCTCCTGTGAGGTGAATGAAGAAGAAAATGGGGTATTCGATTTAACACTTGAGTTTCCCATTAATTCCGACATCCAGGAAGAAGCAATCATTAAGGCGCCCACTCCCAGAGGTGAACAACTATTCGTTATTGAAAAAATCACAAAGACACTAAAGGGATACAAGGCTTACGCCGTGAATTATCCTGGCTACAAGCTCAAAAGGAATTTTTTGGATGATGTCAGACCTACGAACCTCAATTGCCAGAACTCTGTAAATTATCTTTTTGCGCACAGCGCGATTCCAGCGCCATTTACTTGCACATCAGATATTCCAGGCTCAAAAACCGCTTATTATGTGAGGATGAACCCACTTGAAGCACTTATTGGCGCCGAGAATAGCATCTTGAATAATTTTGGTGGGTATCTGATCCGAAATGGAATGAATATCAACATCATGAAAGAACCCAAGGACATCGGTTATGAAATCAGGATGGGAAAGAACCTACTTGGAGTAGAGCAGAACATCGACATAACGGACGTCGTTACAAGGCTCTATCCAACCGCGGTGCTTGAGGATAACACAATAGCAATCTTACCTGAAGAGTACGTTGATAGTCCTTATGTGCTCAACTACGCTCAGCCGGTGATACGTCCGTTGGAGGTAACACTTACCACAGAAGAAAAGAAATTAAGCACACCAATGATTTATGAAATTATGAGGCTGAAAGCACAGGAAGAATTTGCAAAAGGCATTGATCTACCAAAGGTAAATTTCAAGATTGATTTTGTGGAACTAAGTAAGATTACAAGAATGCCATATCAAGGCGGCACAGGGTTAGCAAAATACACTCATGAGGAATTATCAAAAAACACTCATGCAGAATTAAGTTTATCGGTTCATGGTGTCGCTTTTGGAGATCCTACAGACATACTCGCAAAGATGAATGAATTGGATATTTGTCATATGGTTTATGTTTATATCCCAAAACTTAATATTTATGTCAAAGCAAGAATAATCAAGTATTCCTATGATGCAAACAAGCAACGATTTAATTCAATCGAGTTAGGCGATTACAAGCCTATGGAACGCTACATGGCACAGAACATTCTTTTGAATATGAATAGGAATCTAAAGTTAAAAGCTAACCAAACATCAATTGACACGCCCACACACGTACTCACTGAAAATGGATTCGAGCTAAAGGATTCATCAGGTGGTCTACTCGTGAATAAATACGGCAGTGTGAACAACGATAATTTTTCGTCCAGGGATAATGTCGAAGCAGGATTTCCTTTGTGGATACCTTTTGAAGTTGATACAGATGTTTCATCGATTAAAAAAGTATCTTTGTGGTGGAAGAATTTTCCATACCGAGCGACAGCAAAGAGTATGGCAGGTGGCGGCGGTGGGGCAAAGACGACTGCTGGTGGCGGTGAAAGAACATCAGCAGAAACATCCACGGGTGGAGGAAGTTCAAACGGTTTTACAGGATACGGTGGCGGAATAAGTAACGACAATGGGGCCGTTTATGCCAGTGATATTCGTTCCCAGACGGGTGGGCTGGTACAACAACATACACATGTCATGAACTGGTTGCACACCCATGTAATTAATCTCGTTATAGTGGCACACACACACACACTAGAACTCGCAGACCACATCCACAACCTAGTCTTCGGCATCG